TTATTTTATCTTTGAAGTTATTATGTATCCCCCTTTATTATCCTTAGATATCTCTATGTTTTTGTACTCTTTTGGAATATCTAAAGAATTATTATGAGAGGATTGATATGAAATTATATATTCACCACATTTATATGACTTATCTTTTTCATAAAGATGGTAATATTCTTCTAGGGTTAGTCTATTATTATAAATAATATTAGAATGAGGCAATCCAACATATCTTATATGCCAAGGTTCATAATTAAAGCCTGTCTTGCTCTTTCCTAAAAAAGGATACCTTATTATAAAACCATATTTGTGTGCATTACTATTAACCCACTTACCTACTTGTGATTTTATAAAGTTCTTCTGTGCTAGTGTATGTACGTATAAATCTAAAGCCAGTCCAGTCTCATGCTCACTATACCCAACCTTTGCTGCAAGAGAACTATCCTCCTTATATAAATCTTCTTGTTCGTTTTTATCTCTATATGTAGACATAATTAAGAGCTTGTCCTCAGTATACTCTTTTGAAGCCTTAAGTAAGGATTCTAATGGCTCTACCACTTCTCTATTTATTAAAAAACCTGTATCTCTAAATTCTACCAAGTTCAAATTATTATTATAATCTAGCTTATTATCATTATTTACAAGCCACATATTATTTGTATATTTTATATTATTATATTTTCCTTCTTCTATATCTGATAAATCTACCTTCTGTGTTCCAATATCAACTTCTTCTAATGTAATACTTTCTCTTTTATCAAATAAAGTCATAATTCCATATTTAATATCAGGTCTTTTTATAGCTATATAAACTCCTATAATAAGTATTATTGCTAGTGTTATCGATATTATATATTTAATTTTTTTCATATAAACCTCCCATAAATTAACTACTATTTAACTTTATCAATAAGTTCTTATTATTAATTTATGGAAACTTATATTAATCTTAGCAATATCTTAGGATTTTCTTAAAATTTTTAGTTAAAAAAGACGGAGTGGATATTTATTTTTCGCGTTCCGTGGCAAGCTCTAAGTCACATAAAAATAAATATCTATTCCCTTAGCACTTAAGATAAGGAAATTATAAAATTATTATCATTGATTATATCTTTTAATATAAAAATGTAATAACCCCCTTAATTTATAACTAATTAGATTTTTATATTTTCTAGACAATAAAAAAAGACACCTCTAATCAGTTTTTAACAACCAATTAGTTGATGTCTTTATTAATCATATAAATTTATATTTATTGCTATGACATTATAAAGGTTATATTCCTTTAAAACTTGTCATAGAGCTATTAGCTTACTTTATTTTTAAGTCTTAACTTGTCAGCTATTATAGCGATAAATTCTGAATTGGTAGGTTTTCCCTTTTCATTATGAACAGTGTAACCAAATAACTTATTTATAGCATCAACTTGTTGATATCACTAGCTTTAGCTCCTACTTTAAGCCTTAATTTTTTATATCAAAATATACTTAAATTATGTAACAAAATTACGATAATCAGTTGACATAATCATAAAATATTTATTGGCTTTATTATATAACTTTCTTAACAGATTATCAATATTTATTATGCTATTTTATCAATTATTCTTTTTATAATTTCTTCTTTAAAATTCACTTCTATATTATTTATAGTTTTATTAGGACTAAATTGACCAAATAAATATTCTTCAGCTATTCTTCTTGCAATAACAGCCTTATTGAAATCATTAAAATATCCCAAATGAATTGTAGTATTGTTATACTTAATTTTACCCCTCCATCTATTTCTTTTAGGTAAATATTCAACTCCTATAATACCTGTTTTATTGTCTTTTCTAAGACTTTTATTAAACCCATTTTCTTGTGGAGTAGCACACCTTAAATTACTTTTTCTATTATCTAAAGGATTTCTATTTATATGGTCTACTACTAATCCATCATCTACATTTTCATATATATACCTATGCAGTCTAATATATTTACCATTTATCCTAGTAGCTATATATGGAACATCTTTTGAATTAGCATAATGCCATTGATACTTTTTACATTTCTCTATATCTTCAATATCAATTTTAACTCTCTTTATACCATATTTTTTACTTTCAATTATCATTTGTGCATAATTATCCTTTATAACATATATATTACTTCTCATATTTCCTCCTTTTGCAAATAAAAAGAAGGCAGGTTCGTTTTGAACCCACCATTAATATTTTTCAATCTCTTGCTTTAACTCTTTAAATATTTTATTAGTTAATTCTTTATCCCTATTATTTAACTCATCTCTTAACTTCTTAGAAGATACTTGATCCATATTTCCTTTTACTATTACATCTGTTTTTACATTAAATATAGGATTAATACTCTTTGCATTGTTATCTTTAGTAACTCTAGCCACTTCTTTTGCTATTTCTCTTTTCATCTCTAAAGTAGATGCTAGATGTGTTTTTACTTGTGTATGTGGTGGTACATAAGCCATTTCATTATTTAATGCTCTAGTTACGGAACTGATATTATCAAAAAGTTCCCATCCATTTTCATTAACTTTTGCAATACCACCAACAGCATTAGATGCACCATTTGCATAAGCTTGTACTCTTAATCCGTTACCACCAGCCACTCTAACATCAGTTTGCATACCTACAGTAACACTAATTTTTCTTGGTATATTTTCTAAACTCTTCTTTATTTCATCTATGTTAGATATAACCCCGTCTTTATTCGTTTGTATCTTAATAGGAGTACCATTTAAATCAAGAATCCCTGTTCTAGTACCATCTGTATGCTCTGTAAGTTCATCTAAACTAGCTACAACATTTCCATATGCATTAACCATTTCACCTTTAGCATTAACTGTAGCGCCACCCATTTGCGTTAAAGCACCTAAAATAATATTCTTTGCTCTTACATGTTCAACACCCATACTTTCAACACTATTTGCTATTTCCTTAGTGTATCCACCGACCTTAGCACTTTGAGTATCATAAGCTCCTATAACTTCTTTAGTATTTTCATCTACTAACACAGCTATATCTCTGTATGTTTTCTTATTTTTATCATATAGTGAGTAAAGACCTGTCTCAGTTATCTCATTTAATCCATTATATTGTTCTTTCATTTTATCCAAAGATTCTTGTTTTCTAATATCAGCTCTTGTTAACTCTTCGCCTGTATATTTATTTATAGTTTTAGATATATCTGAATAATGTTCTTCTAATAATTTTCTACTTTCCATGTACTTATCACTAGCTATTTTTAATTCAGCATCTCTTTCAGCTTCTTTAGATTTTATTAATGCTTCTGCTTGTGCTTTTTCTTCACCTGTCAACCTATCAGAATGTAATTTTAATTCTTCTATAGCAGTATCATATTTTTCTCTTATTAAAGCTATTTCTTCATCTCTTTGCTTTATCTTCTCCTGCATATAAGCCTTAGCACCTTCAGCATCTAAATTCATAGCTCTTGCATTAAATTCTGCTTTAGCCTTTAGTAATTCCTCTTGTGAATTAACTGTTGTTTGTAATGCTAAATCACTTATTTCTTGCTTTAATCTATTTATTTCGCCTTCTTCTTGTTCTGTTAATCCTCTTTGCTCTTTATAAGATGTAGATATAATCTCTTTAATCTTATTGGTTTTATCTTTTACTGCCTTTATTTGTTCTTCATTAGATTTATTAATTATTTCTAACATCTTTTTCTCTTGTTCATCAATTGCACCATCTGTATTAAACATATCTGATATAGCCTTATTTGCTTCAGTTTCATGTTCTCTTATTTTAGCTACAATATCTTGACATAGTCTATCTACATCTGAAACAACTGTATTTCTATCTTCTTCAGAAATCATATCATCTATATTAACTTCTTTTATTGTTAACCCTAAATCTCTTATCTTTTCAGATATTGTTTCTAGTTCTTTTTGAGTTTCAGGAGAAATATCATTATTCCATTCTTTGTACTTAAGACCTAATTGCTCCATTTCTTCTTTAGAGTACATAGTAGCACCTGTTAATCTACCTAAAAATATCTCCATTCCACTCATTTCATCTGTTGACTTTAAAATGCTTTGACTATATAAATCTGTATATTCATGCGCTGTATATAAAGCACCAGCTAACCCCCCTAATACTCCAATAACAGGTAATGCTATACCACTCATAATTCCTAATTTAGCACCTAAACCTGTAACCCCAACACTTGCACTTGTACTTGCCGTTGCCATAGCTGTAGTCGCTGTTGCACTCGCTGTTGTAGCTGTAGTATATTTACCTATAAATCTTAATAAGCCACCTATTCCACTAGATAGACTACCTATTCCCTTACTTACACCACCAACTGCCTTTAATAAGCCACCTGTCGCAAATGTCATTAATCCAAAGTTAAGAATAGCCTTTTGTGTATCACTATCTAAGTTTCCAAACCAATCTATAAGATTTTCTAGCCCATCCATTAATTCTGTAACGTAAGGCATTAACTCTTCTCCGAGTTCTAATCCTAAATCAAAAAATCTATTTTTAAGCATTTCTATCTTACTTGCTGTAGTAGCATATCTAGTCTCTGCTTCTTTAGTTAAAGCTGTATTTTCTGACCACGCTGTATTACCTAAAGCTATAGATTTTGTGAATATGTCACTTGCCCCTGAAGCTCTAAGTAAGGTATCTCTTAACCTTACTTCCTTTATTCCCATATCGTCTAAAACCTTAATAGCACTTATTCCCTTAGACTCACAATCAGAAAGTCCTTTAATAAAGGCTATAATTGCACCTGTAGCATCTTGCTTAAATGATTTTTGGAACTCTTTAGAAGACATACCTGCGACTTTAGCAAAATTATTAAGACTTTTGCCACCTTTCTCTACAGCTAGTTGCATTTGTATTAGTACTTTAGAAAATGCACTACCACCTGCTTCCGCTTCAATACCCACCGAACTTAAAGCACCTGCAAAAGATAATATTTGTGCTTCTGTTAATCCTACTTGACTACCTGCTCCCGCTAGTCTTAATCCCATCTCTGTTATCTCTGATTCTGTGGTAGCTAGGTTATTTCCTAACGCAACTATAACACTACCTAATCTATCAAAGTCTTTTTGTGACATACCTGTAATATTTGCTAATCTAGCTAATGATGTAGAAGCTTGTTCACTAGACATATTGGTGGAATCCCCTAACATTACCATAGCCTTAGTAAATCCATCAATATTATCTACTTCTATTCCAAGTTGTCCTGCTGCTTCTGCTACTCCTGCTATACTACTTGCACTCTCTGGCATAGTTTTTGACATCTCTAATATACTTTCTCTTAATTCTGCGAATTGCTTCTCAGTTCCATCTACTGTCTTTCTAACACCCGTAAATGCTGATTCAAAGTCTATTTGAGCTTTCACTGCGTATCCACTTAAAGCTACCATAGGTGCTGAAATCATCATTAATTTGCCACCTACATCGCTTATTGAACCACCGAAGGATTTAAGTTTATTTCCTGCTTTCTCAAACTCTTTAGATGCATTTAAAAAACCATTGCTATTTTTTGCAATGGCTTCATTTACATTATTTAATTCTCCTCTTAGCTTAGTTAATTCCGCTTCAGCTTTATTGGCTTCTTTCGTATGGTTATTTATAGCCTTGATATTATTTTTTATTTTATTATCTGCCTCTTTGTATTCTTCATTTAATTCATTCAATTTAGCTTTTAAGGTTATAGCTTGTTCACTTTCTTCCCCATAAGCTTTTACTGCATCTTTATATTGTTTATTAATTTCACTCTTTTGTTTTTTAATTTCATCTAGTTTAGCTTTATTTTCATTCAATTTAGTTGTATTTTTAGCTATACTATCATCATACAATTTCATCTGATTTGTTACATTTTTAATCTGAGTATTTAAAGCACTTTGTTTTTCACCCAAATTAACTAGATTAGCACCATAAGTATTAACCTTTTGACCTGCTAACTGTAATTCAGATCCTGTAAGCTGTATCTGTTTCTTCATTTCAGTTAAGTTTTTTGTAAATTCATCACTTTTCAAACCATATACAACATTTACACGTTTTGTATCATTACTCATTAAATCAACTCCTTCTTACTTAAATAAATCCCTAGCCCTACCAACATAAATCTTCTTTTCTTCTCTATTTCCTTCATCACTTTCCGACCTATTTTGAGCCTTAATAATAGTTGTATAAGTATCTAACAACGTATTTTTAATGTAATTACTAGATAATTTCTCTAATGTTTTTAGTTCTCTAGGACTACTTTTATAAAACTTATTTTCACTCATTCTTAACACACAAGTTCCTATATAATAAAAATGATTCCACCATTTCTCAAAGGCAAAATCATCATCTTTTTCATCATCATCCTCAGATTCTTCCGATTCATCATCATTATTCTCATCGGTATATATTAATTCCTCTTTTAATTCCTCTAATATAAATCTAACCAAATCATTTAATACTTGATATTTAACTTCATTATTACTAATAATATCTTCTTGTATTTCTATAATAGATATCCTTCCATTTGATGCCGAAAGTAGTATTTGTCCTAATTTAATATCAAGTTCCTCTTCATTTTCTTCATTCATAAAATCACTTAAATACTTAAAAGGATTAATACCACTCAAGTTATATAAATTTTTTAATGTACTAAATGAAAAGTACAAACCATATTCCTTATCCCCTATATTTATTTTAAAACTATATTTATCTCCTAACATTTTGCTAATAACCTCCTAATATAAAAAAATAGGATAGGCTATTAACCTATCCATTAAATTAAGCTGGTAAACTTGTTTTTACTGTTGGCTCAGTAATTGTTTTAGCCCAAGTTTTCTTAAATGCTTCTTCGTTATATCCTTCGCTGTCTGTTGATACAATATCCATGTAAACTCCACTGTCTAGTGTAGAGAACTTCATGCTTAAGCTTGTTGACTGTAATTCAGGTGAACCTTCCTTAGTTTTACCCTTTCTTTCTGCTAAATTAAATTGTCCCTTATAAAGTGTTACATAATCTACTACTTCTTCTCCTGTAGTATCATTCTTAGAAGTTTGTTCAAACAAGAACGCTAGATAAGGTTTTACATCCTTAGAAGATTTAATTATTCCTCCACCCTCTCTCTTTTGATGTCCAAAAATATAACACTCCATCTCTTCGTTTAAAGCAGGTAGCGTGATTGATCCATCTATATCTCCTAAAGCTGAGTCAGTTAAGATAATTCTATTACCTGCATGCATAGTTGCAGTATTCTCACTCGCAGTAATAGATACCTCAATTAAATCTCCAAGTTCCTTTGGTGTATCCCAAGTTCCTTCACTTTGTATTTTAGCTACATAACATTTTCCTAATCCATTTTTAACACTGTATTGCATAAATCATCATCCTTTCTTAATAAATATTTGTTTTTTAAATCTCATCGCACAATGAAAAAGACCTGTATTTTTTTCATACAGATCTGCTCCATCAAAATAATAATAGTCCTTTTCTTTTAAAACCTCTTTTATGGTTTCTTCCAAGACTATATAACTTTTTTTACTAAATATATCAACTTGAATTGTAGATGTGTTGGCTATTACTTTATTCCCTGCAAAATCCGAATCTTTATTACTAATTACCTCATACTCGATGTATGTATCACATTTTTCTTCTTCGTCCTTATGTAAAAAATATATATGTTCTCCAACTATATCAATAATTCTTTTATCTTCTAAATCTTTTGCCAAGATGGTTTTTATATTCATTTACTCACCACCTTTACTTAAATCCAAGTATTCTTTTAGATTCTTCTACAGCATCTTCTATAGCATTTTGCAAGTTTCTTTCTATCTTACCTACGTTTGCTTTATTTTGGCTTGTACCATACTCCTCAAAAGGATAATACCAAGAACCAACTTCCACAACGGAATATAATCCATCATCTAATCGCTTTATAGATTGCTTAATAGATTTTTTAGAATATCCACTATCCTCAACTATAGAATCTTCCATACTTTTTTTTATTATTTCTCCACTTGCTCTTAAGGCTCGTCTTTCCTTTTGTTCACTTATTTCCATGCCTTCAACAAAATCTATTAATTCATCCAATCCTTCTATTTTAAAGTTATCCATGTTATATATCTCCAATTAAAACATTAGCCTTAATCTCTAACCATTTATTTAATTCATCAATATTATTAATATCATCAATCTCATAAACAGTATTATTAAAACTAATTTTGTAATCATATGTTATTCTTGAATCATATCGGATTATAAATTTAATAGTTTTTTCCTTTTGCATAGATTTAGCTTCCCAAAACTCCTTGCCATACAAGTGCTTTATCTTAGCTCTACTAGTGAATTCACTGACAAATTCTTTTGCTACTATAAATCCATCTTCTTTAACTTTTGTAATCTTTCCAAAATAAATAGGATGTCTTAATTCACCTATTTTAACTTCAAAAGCCATTATTACATCACTCCTTATTCCTGTGGTTTACTTAAAGATAAAAGGTGCAATATATTTATAGCCATTTTGTTCTTTTGAGTATCTGATGTAACAAAACTATTAGAATTCTCGTACATATCTGCGACATACATTAACTGAAGTAACTTTGACATTTCAACATCTTTAGAATTGTAATAGTAATTAGTGCCGACTAATCCGTCCATCAGACTTTGGCTTATATTTATATACATTTTTATAAGTTCATCATCTTCATCATGATAAACTCTTAAATGTTTTTTTGCTTCATTTAAAGTTAATTCTCTAAAATAATTAGTCATATTAATTTCTCCTTTCTATATAAAAATAGGGGTAGGAGAATTACCCCTATCCCATATGTACTAAGCTTCTATCTTCTTAGCCTTAATCTTGTCTACAGTATTTGCTTTAACATCAAATCTTTCTATTGCTCTTATTAATGTTTTATTAGCTGTAAATCCTGCTTCTGTAGACTTAGCTATCTCTACTTGTTGTCTATCAAAGAATGGTACAGTCTTTAAGTTAACTACATAAAACACCATAGTTTTTAAGTTTGTTAATGTAGGTAAAGTCTTATCTGCCATTTCTATTACTTCCTTATGCTTAAAGAATAAAGTACCATCTGCTCCATAAGAAATATCATCAGATTTTCTTCCACTAGCATCTCTTAAATTATCTAAGTAAGCATAACCTTCTGGATTAGTTATAATAACTAGTCCATTTCTTACGCTTGGAATCTCCTTAGAGATAGTTTTAGCTAATACATCTTCTACCTTTTCTTCTGCTTTAACTGTTACAGTCTTAGAGTTAGTATTAACTACATTACAAATCTCTTTGTTTTCTTTATTTACAGATGCTACAGCAAACTCTTGTGCTAGTACCCCGTCAATAAAGTTAACAGGGGAATCCTTTAGAATGTTGTTACCAACCTTCTTTAACAATCCCTTATCTCCTACCTTAAAATCTACTTCTGGAACTGCTAACATAGTTTCAACCATATCTGTATCTTCTTCTAAATCAGCTAATTCAGCATCTAAAAAAGTTACAGGCATCTTACCACTATCAGAAGTAACTGGAATAACATCACAGTAGTTCTTTAATGCTTTATATCCATCTCTTATAACTTGCACCTTATTAATAAATTCGCTAGGAATTATCGAACTAGTATTAGAGTTAAAGTTACCATCGGTAATTTGTCTTTGTTCCTCTTCTGTTAATCTTTCTCCTAACATAGCCTTTACTAATGCTCTATATTCTAACTCCTTGTTTACTTCTCTCTTTTCCATATTTTCATCATCCTTTCCATTTCTTTTTTGGTTTAATAAATCTCTCATTTCCTCTTGCTCTTGTTCTTCTTCTAAAACTAAAAGATCCTTAGCCTTTCTTAGTTCCTCTTTCTTAGCTTTTGCTTCATCTACTTTTTCTGCTTCAACTAAACCTCTTAATTCCTTTGTTAAATCTTGTATTTGTTGTCTTCTTTCTTCAATTTTCATTACAAAATCACTCCTTTAAATATTTTAGGTTATAAAAAAAAGAACCTATTAAATAAGTTCATTCTCAATTTCTTGTAACTCTACAAATTTTCTTAACTCTTGTAGTTCTTTTGATCTATTTATCTTATTTTTCTCTTCTTCCTTAATCTCCTTAGCCCTAGCACTTACGTTAGTGTTTTCATATGCGGGTATTGGAGTTATAGTCCCTTCTAACATCTCTACCTTTAACAAAGTTCTATGTAATTCATCCGTTTCGGAATTATAAGTCACATCATCCTCTATAACGTAGAAACCAAAGGAACAACCTCTACATTCTCCACTTTTAACTAACTCATAAACATCTTTAGCATATGATAAGTTATTATTAATAGTTGCTCTAAACTTAAGTCCTATATCATCAGCTTCTAAAACTAGAGTATTATTACGAGTAGATGCTAAAACCTTACTCATATCGTGATGATAGACTAAGAAAATATTATGCCCATCTGATAATGTATCCTTAAAGGCATTTCTATCTATCTTTTCAAAAAATCCATTCCATAACTCTACTTCAGTATTAAACTTAGCAATATAACCTTCTAATTCTAAAGTTTCATTATCTTCTGTTATTTCTCTAATCTCGAAGTTGTCAATGCTTCTCAACTCTTTTTCTTTATTCATTTTTATCACCACCTTTCAAGTCTTTGCTGTAATACTCTCTTGTTATATCTAATGGCATATAACCACTTGTTACCATAGGTATATCTCCACCTTCTATATCTGTGTAACCCAAAAGTCTTCTAGAATCATTAATTGTGTAAATTCCCTTATCCATATATCTTGAAACTATCTCAGATTGTTCTTTTGGACTACATTTAAGCATTACGCCTACATTAAATCTTATCTTATATCCCTCTTCTCTAAGAGTTTTATTTAAGATTTTATAATCAGATTCCTGTTCTATAGATTCAAAGATTATCTGTAACGTATCAACCAAAAAGCTTATATTACTTTGTTCTAGAGAATTGTTATTTGTATCAGATAAATCTCCTAACTTACTCATAGGAACACCTAGGGAACTTGCGATTTCTTTTACACTCATTTTCTTAAGCTGTTCAAATTGCGCATCAGACAATGATAGATTTAAAGGTTTTACATCAAATCCCGCAGGTATTGGGAAAATCCTTTCGTTTTTATCACTTCCTAATAAGTAATCAAAGGTTGTCCTTATATCTTCTAACTTACTCCTATCTTGAATATCCGAAGTTGTAGAAATAGCCAACTTATTAGTTAAACCACTGTCAAATAGGCTGTTTAAATATTCTTCTGATTTAATAGAAGTCGCATATGTAGAATCTAATATGTCTTTCGTAGCCAATGTATTAACACCATCTAAAGTAAAATCCTTAAGCAATACCATATCTTTTTCAAAACAATATCCCTCTTTGCCACATACCTGATACTTTATAGCAACCTTATTGTTTTTATTAGACTTAACTAGACCTAAATTATCTATAATAATCTCTAAAACCCTTGCAGGATATAAAGCTCGTACACTACCCTTATAATCTCTATCTATAAGAATACCTGCAATACCTTCATGTTTGTACAGTAATACGAGTGTTTTTAATAAATCTACCGTAGACATACTTTCATTCGGTCTAAGTCTTAGCAATTCATACAAATAGTGTTCCTTAGCTACTACTTCTCCTTTATCTGTATCTTGCTTAATTTCTAAATGACATTTTGCAATACTTTCACTTAGTATTTTTAAACAAGAAAAATATGTGCTACATTTTATATAATCTTTTTTGCTTAAAGGGAACCCTGACACAGTAGTCCAAGTAAAGTTTTTCATGTCATTGTAAGTCATCTTGCTTCTTTTTTCTATTTTATTAAATAACATTTTTTCACCACCTTTCTAATGGTTAGTTTTAGCAAAATCTAAATATAATTAATGATAAGATTATCAAAATTACTGCTAATATATAAAAAGCTATGTATACATTTAAAGCTAAGGTAGTAAAAAATACTATTACAATTGCTATAAATAACAATAGTTCTGCTAAGTTATTCTTATCGTTTATCCAATTCTTTAACTTTTTTATCATGAAACTACCTCCTATATCTTTTTAACTCTTCCATCGGATCATAAATTTTGGGTGGTTCATATAACTTAGTCATACAAAATATTAATGTAGCTAACATATCAATTCTCTTCTTATTTTTAAGAGCCTTATCTTTTGCCAACATTACATCTCCACTCTTGCCTATACTTAAAGTTGCATTTGCTACATTCCAGTCTAATAATTCATTTTTTAAATAGTGAACTTCTTTATTGTAAACTGCATCTCTAAATGCTTTAGTTGATACAGTTAAATTAGTATAAGTTTGTCTCAATAGTATTACATTATAGTCCATTGCTAGACTGTCCATAGTTTGCTTTAGGTTAAATGGATCGGAAACTATAAATTTAATTTTGCAGTTATACTTACCTTCTATTCCTCTTATATACTCTTCTATTTTGTTATAGTTAACAGTTCTTCCATCATGTATATCGCAATAACCTCTATTCTGCATATCATAATAGTCAATCTTTTCTCCTCTTTCCTTCATATTATCTGAAGGTAGAAACCCATGGGACATACAGTAATATTCTCCATTTTCTTTATACATAATAGATACACTAGTAAGGTCTAGAGAAATACTACCATCTACCCCTACTACTACCTCTTTACCATTAAAGTCTATCTTATCTTCCCTACATTCTTTCCAATAATTAATATCCATGTAAGCTTCATTTTTATTCTCTTGAACAAATACGTTCATGGATTTTGTAAGATATTCTTCTTTAGTAGATAATTTTACTTTGGCTATATCCCTGTCTTTGCGAATAGTTTCATAATTTTCTTCTATTCTAAGTGGATTAGCTTGGTAAATACCTATATCATCCCAAAGATGCTCCTCTTCAGCATAGTAGACTAAAGCAAATTGTCTTTCATCTTTAATAGTTCCCTTTAGAACCGCTCTAATATAGTCTAAATCCTCCTCCATAATGGAATTATTAATAGCATAGGCTGTAGTAGTTCTAAATACCAAAGGATTCAATACATTTTTTTGACCTGATTTCATAGCATTAAAGTTGCTATTCTCGTTAAAGTTACCATGTTCGTCAGATACGAAAGCAGAAGGTCTTATAGAGTTGTTTTTTCCACTCTCGCTCGTTCTAGGTTCAAAAAATGAATCCGTTAGGATGCATTTGATTGAACCTGTTTTACTTGTGCTTATCTTAAAATATTTTTTAATTAATGGACTAGCATTTATTATCTGTTCCATACCTTTCTTAATTTCAGCTGATAATTCTTTTGTTAAACAAATTGAATAAAATTCACTATACTTCTGCTCCGTTAACATCAACAAAATAAATACTATTGCAATTAGTGCTGTCTTAGCGTTTTTTCTTGCTATAAATAAAGTAATATCGTTATATCTAAATTTATAATTCCTATGCCTATATCTCCATCCAAAAATATTAGCAATAAAAAAAGCCTGGAATCCACTTAAGTTTTCCAAGACTTGTTTTCCTGCTACAAACCCAGTAGCAAAGTTTATTAATTTTAATAAATCATTTATTCTCTTTAACTTCTTTTTGCTAAAAAAGAACTCAAAATCAATATCTTTTTGCCTGTTATAATAATCTTTTAAGAATATTTCACATTGTTTTTTTACTTCCCATGTAGTTATTTCTCTTCCTTCAACTACATCATTGGCATAATTAATAGCACTATCTAGTACCTCAATTTTCAAATTCTTCTTCATATTCTTCTTCGTCTGCACCTCCTAACACTTGGAGAATAGGATCACTAGAGTTTTGCTTACTCTGTATCTTTAAGTTTCCTAATTTTGCCCTACTTTGTGGAGATAGCGATAATTCACTACAGCATCTTAGAAAATCTTTTTGGTATTTATCCTTTGTAGACATTAACTTACTATCTGCTAATAGTTCTGGTTTATTATCTATCATTAATTCTATTGTATTAACCCTATCTATTGCTCTCGCACAAATGGTAAGAATATAAACATCTAAATTACAAAGGATATTGCTAGCTTCTAACTCCTTCACTATCGCTTTAAATATTTTCTTCTGAGCTTTCGTTAGTTCTGAAGGAGGTTTTATATTATCTACATTACCCTTTAAACTGTTTTCCATCTCTTCTCTAGCCTGTATTTCTGCCTTTGTGTTATGTCTTGACTGTGTTCCAATAGCCTTACATGGTCTAGCCACCTAAATTACCTCCCTTCAAAATTTTTATTTCGGGATTTTTAAAAAACTAAGAGTGACCAAGGACTTTCGTCGCCCATATTTTCACGTTTTTCGGTGTCCCCCACCTTTTATACAAAAAAATAAGAACTAAGTAAGAATAGTTATTAACATCCAAACTTGTCCTTATATCTTTCTTTCAATTTAATTAGTCTTAATTGTTCTTTTATCTTGAACTTTTCTCCTTTAAGATACTCTAAATGTACCTTTTTATGGCATTCATTACACAATGGAATCAGATTATCTTCATCTAATCTTTTGTTCCAATCTTCCTTAAGTTCTTCTATGTGATGAACATTATCTTTAAACACAATTTCTTCTTTATTAATTAAGCAATTTATACATATATAATTAAACTTATCACTTACTAAATCTCTTACCCTTATCCATTCATGGGAACTATAGAACCGTTGTTCTTTTATATCTTTTCTCTCTCTTTTATACTCTTTATATTTATCCTTATCATAGTCTTTATGCTCTCCACAATACTTGTATCCTTGAGGAACTAAAGTATCACATAATGGATGTTTACACTTTTCATATAGCACTTCTATTCCTCCTTATAACAAAAAAGGAGCAAGACTATTTATCTTACTCCTTGTCTCTATTTTATTTTACCCCTACCTATCCTCAGAAACTGAGATTACATCCTGTAAAAAATCATATAAAAATATCATATTCATCATCGCTTTAGGTGTTATTAATTCTAATTTATCTCCATGTGTTGTATGCCTTGAAAACTCTTCTGCTTTACTAGTATTACAATATAAGTTCTTATCAATAAACTTTTCACAAATTTCCTCTCTATCTATAGGTTTGAATATATCTTCCTTCAGAACTTTTTTTAGCTTGTCATATCTCCCTTTTCCATCTATATTAGCAATATGCTCATTTAACATATATTCTATAACAGTATTCATAAGAAAATATACTGACATATAATTGTTATTCGTTAAATTACTCTTTACCTCATCCAACATATGTATTATTGATTCATTGTTATATTTCTTCTTCCACATTTCTATATTATCTAGATAATACTTATGGACATCTTCTTCTAATATCCATTTATCTAAACTTATACCACTTGAAATATCTATATTATCATATCCATTTTCAATAAAGTAACTTATAGGTGGAAAAATAGTATTATCGACAAAACTATAAATTAACTCATCATGCTCCAATAGCTCTACACCATATAAATTTAATAATACTTTATTAAAATCAATATCCTTTAATATATTAGAGTGTTTTTGTAAGAATTCACCCATCCTATCACTTATTTCATTCATCGGCTTTACAAATTTCTCATACATAACATCAGAAACTTTACTCATACTTAATAAAATTGCATCAAGCCTCTCAGAAACATTTGAATTAAAACATAAATTATAATTCACTTTTGGCATAATTAAATCATACTTAGGGGCTTCAATTTCTAATTTAAGATTAATCGCTTTATTTAACCCTTTATTATTATCATCCATATAAAAATCACCTCAAGAAAATTATACCATAACATATATATAATCTTACCACTTATTAAAAGAAGCAGTCCATAAGTTACACACTATTCTTCCATTTCTAGATGACGTTATTTTTATTTCGTTGACTTGATTTAATTTTAACGCCGATGTAATATCAATCTCTATACTTCCATTTATACCACTCTTAATAGTTGTACCATTGACAATAACACTTACGTTATTAGGTGTAGTATCTTCATAAATTCCATAATCTAAATCATGTGAATGGTTAGGAGTAGAATGAGTATGCTCTATATTATGTGTGTGTTCTATGTTGTGTACATGGCTATTAAGCTGTACCTTGTGCCTATGTTTAACTAAAGCACTATTACCTAGCCATACATGATCCTTAAAACGACCATTAGAATCTACCTTTGGTTCTTCCATAGAAGCAAAGTTACTACTATAAATCTCTTGTAACGGATATTCTGTGCTACCATCTGCATTTACAAAATAATCGCTACTTGCTGTAGTAGTTCCACCACCACCACCTGAAGAAGACTTAGAACTTGCACCCGAAGATGTTTTACTACTAGATCCACTTGTACTTCCTCCACCACTCTTAGCAGCCTTCTCATACGCTCTATATTTTTGAAATGTTAGATGTAATATAGCCTTCTTAATTTTACTTACACCTTCATCTACTCTAAATGGTAATATAATAGGATAATTAGCACTTAAATTATCTGCAAATACAAACTGATTCTTATTCAAGATACCATCTTCATCTAAAACAACTTCATTGCCTTCGGCATCAAATATACAAAGTCCATATTTCTTTACGCCATTAACTTCCCTTTCTCCTAAAATAACTCTTACAGTTCCTTGCCCCTCACTATTTAAGTCATAAATTTTAAGTCCACTTCCTGTAATTTCAAATAATTTGCTATCAGAATTAATTACAAGATGCTCTCCGACTAATAATTTACCCCAAACAGTTTCTCCAACAAGACCTTTAGGAGTTATGCAAAGATTGGTGTGTTTAAATCCATCTTGAGTAAATGCAAAAATGCCACTAGATAAAAATAGTGCATTACCTTCATTTACTTTGTCGTAAATCCATAATCCACTTTCATCACAAATAATTCTATTATGAGTTCCCTTACCTCTTATAATTGCACTTGCTAAGTTTAATCCTTGTGTTCTTATATTTTCTACAAACTTATTAGATTTTAAAGAATCCTCAAAACTAAATTTATATTTATTTACTGTATTCTTTGTATTAGTAGAATCCTTAGTAAGTTTATTGATAAAACTTAGATTATTTAGCTTATTTGTCTTATTACTAAACTCTACTTCTGTTATTTCATTTTGCTCATAGTCAATTTTGTATGATACAATCCTTAAACTATCCTGACCTACTACATCTCCATCAAAGTAGAATATATCCCCTTCTTTTAAACTATCTACATTATACTTTCTATTCTTCTGTAGTAACTCTCTAAAAGATTTCATGTCTAAGGTGAAATTAATTAAGGGTATATTCTTATCTTTTAAGACTTCTTTTGCATTATTATAAAGACTTAAAGAAGTGACAGCACTATCATCGTTATATTCTTCTTCTATGATATATTCATTTAATTCATCTAACTCATCGGGAGTAAATATATTACTATTCTCTTTTCTTACGCTCTCTCCTAGTTCCTTTAACTTTTCTTCTATCTCAAGTATTTTATTATTAGTTGTTCCGATACTAGAAACTATATCTTCTATATCATTTTCTAATACTGTAATTTCCTTTGCAATTATCTCTGTTTTTTCCTTATCTTCATCTTTGATATTGCCACTTAGTAAATCTCTTTTCTTTTGTATTTCTTCCTGCTTTATTTCTAAGTTAGTATTTAATTGCAATTTGCTACTTTCTAATTCATCTTTTTGGTCTTTTAATGCATTATATTTTCCATTTAAACCTTTAATATAACTAGAGTATTCCTCAATTTTGCCCTTTAAACTATCAGAAATACTATCCGAATCGATTAAATATGTAAAGTCTTCAATATAATTTGTATTAAAAATATGCTGTTCTTTTATGCTTAAATCATCTAAACCTGTAACATTAAGCCTAGTAACTATATTTTCTACATCTTCTTTTATATTTACAGTTTTAATGAGATTTTCATAATCCAAATACATAGGAGCTTCCTTGCCAAAGTTATCTCTATTATAGATATTAATAATCTTATTTATAGTATCAAAATCAAAGTATACATTAAAAATAGGCTCTAACACTTCCCTTAAGAAAGTTAGAGCCTTATTGTTATTTGCCTCTATGTATTTATACTCTACATTATCTACTACACCTTCATCAACTTTATAATTCCATCCGGTAATCTCTTTTACATAGTCCATTATGCTTTTAGATTGGTGAGTATCATTAGGAAAAAGTATATATGTATTACCATCTAAACTAATATTTCGCTTCTCTAAAGTCTTTTCAAATGAATAAGCTGTAAACGTCTTATAATCATTTTTCTTGTTCGCTTCTTTAACTTCTTCTATATCTTCTATTATATAGCGATCTCTATCCGTAATAAGCTGTCTTTTCCCTTTAATATCATCATAGTAAGGATTAACGCGATTATTACTTAATACTTTACTTATCTTAAAGCTTATCTCATTACATTCATCATATTTCTTTACCTCATTTAAAATGTAATCTGAAATATCAGCTATAGGCTCATATTTATTTTTGTATAGAGTAGCTTTTCCTTCTATCTTCTTCAACTAGAAACCTCCTCTCTATTTATTGTAAATTAAATTTCTCCTGCCACTTTACTTGTACTTCTATCTTTCCATCAGAATCTAATGTCAAAGTATTTTTTCCACTTCTTAATTCCATCCATTTTCTCTTTAGACATTTGTATAAATTTATACCATTATCAGCTTCTATCATTCTCAACTCATTATCTATCCTAATTCGTTTAACACTAGTTGGTATATCTTCAATCAGCAAACCTAAACCATTTGAATTATTAATAGATATTCTAGTCATTGGCTCTTTTATATCGATAATAAATTCAGGATATACTTTTAAATTAGCAGAGCTTTTATTATAGACTTCAAATTTATAAGTCCCCTTAGCTACTCTACTATCAACTTTTAAAGCACCAAATGAGTAAGGTTCTCTTAATTTAGCATTCAAACTTATATATCCTTTTTCAGTTAAGTTCTTAGAATAAACTTCACCTTGAGTAAAAATAACATTATATACTCTGCCATCTATGTATAAGACCTTATAATCATCTAAAAATAACCATTTACTTATATCCTCTAATTCTTTTTTAGTAAAAGATTCTGTTTCTAATCCATTTTTGTTAATTTTGGCAATAGTCAAAGGGAGTTCAATTTCAGCATCCTCATACCCTTTATAAAATCCGTTTTCATTTAATATATTTTTTGCATGTCCAAAGATAGATTTTCTTCCATCTTCCTCTGTTTCAACAACCATTATTTTATCCCACATACTGTCTCTTCCATTAAACACAAAATACTTTCCACTTGTAAAGTTCATATTGTTTCACCCTCCACTTTTTCTTTACTCTTTATAAAAATAAATGCCAACTAATTCATTTTGCTTAATATTATTTTTATCCATAATATCTGCTAATTCTTCTAATATATCTTTTTTATTATTTATAACAAACTTTCTGTTAGAAGTTTTTAAAACTATTCTCATTATCTTTCACCTACCTTATGATAATGAGTAGGTATATCTTCATTTTCCTCATAAACAAATTTATGTGTGTCCTCATTTAAAACATCTCTTTTATTGCTTACTAAATTATTTCTAAGGTATATAAAATCTTTTAAATCTACCATTCTAGGCTCTTCGCCCTTTATTGCTCTTCTATATTCCCTATTAATTGCAACGATTGCAATATTGTATGGAAATACAAATTCTACCTTTCCATCTTCACATTTTTCTACACTAGGCAATATATTACTTTGCAAAGCAATATAAGTAGCATTATTAACACTTGTAACTCTAAATTTTCTCGATTCTTCCATCTTTCAACACTCCTCTTAATTAAAATTCTAGGCACAAAAAAAGCACCACATCAACCTTCTATTTAGAAAGCTCATATTGTGCTTTTAAAAAATAGTTGGGAGGATACCCCCCTCCCATCATAAAAATTTAGACTAGTTTTATGCTAGTCTTTTTATTATGTAAAAAGGTGTTAAAATTCATATTTTAGAAATAAATTAAAATGATAAATTAATAAATATATTGATTTTAATAAATTCATAACAAGTATTATATTGGTACATTAATTTCATCTTCTTAACTCTACTTATTCGCTTATAGATGCAACTACTATATTAAAATAAGTTTATATTAAGGCTGCATAAGAGAAACTAATATAAAAATAGAATACTTATAACGCTACATTACGCAAAAGTATAAAATAGGAAGGTGAATATAAAGTGCAATGTAGCTTTATAAATATTCTTTAAATCCGATTTTTCAGCACTTTAGGGTAAATCGGGAAACCAAAATAATAAATAGAGCGATGGCGTTTTAACCACAGAAAGGAAATTACCTATCTTATACCTGTATATGGACTGCCCTTACTAAGTTAAGCAAATGTGCAAGGAGGTGGCTGGATTGGCTACCAACAAGTAACTTAGAACTTTTTGAATGAGATTAGAATATTGATCCAATCAAGCAGATTAAACATCTATTTTTATCCTTTGTAATAGGTGATTAAATGAAAAGATTTTTTTCTTTCCACAAACTCTAGGCAAGGAACGGTTTAGTGACTTGCTAGAGATTGGTTCTAGTTATATCTTTTTAAAAACTGAATTTTATTGCAATAAAAAGAACTATCCAAATAGATAATCCTTATATAAAATCAAGTTTAGTTTTTAATTAAGCAATAATTTCCACACTATATTTATTATAATTCTTTCAAATAAATAGCATCTATTGAAACACCAATATTATCAATAGTGCAACTATTTACCTTCAAATATCCTTCTTTCTCTAATTTCTCAACACAACGTTTATCTTCTGCGTATGACCTTAAATCACCACAAATATACATTGCAATAATTTTTTGGTCTATTCCATTATTATTTTCTTTAATAAACTTTTTCACATAATTCATTCTATCCATACCCTTTACTCCCTTCATTTAATATTAACTTACCTTCACCACTTCCCTCAGTTACTTAAATATTCCACAAAAGTTTTCCAATTCCTTCATAATATTAAAATTTTATTCACATTTATTAATTCCCCCATTTAGGTGAACCATTATAACTAATAGTTAGAGTCCTTTATCCTAATAACCACTCTTACTTTAACTACGAGTCCTTTAAACTAAAGACAATTAACCAACCACTATATCCTTCCAGTCTCCATCTCCTTGGTAGCTATAGTTAATATCTAACTTCTTAAGTAAATTAATAAGGCTAATTTTACCTCTATTTATAGCTCTAAGTTTATTAAATAAATCAATTTGGTGTTTCTTATCTAATACATTGCCATTCTTATCTATATAATTCTCTATTATTTTCCTAGATGCATCTAAAGTTTTATCTACTTCTCCACTTTCTATTTTTTCTATTTCTTCTAACATTCCATTTACTACAAATGCGATGTTGCTTATGTCACCTTTAACCTTCATTAACTTTTCTTTAAACTCTTTTAAATCTTCCATACTTACTACTCCTTTCTCTACGAGGTACTAACGCCCTCATAAATTCGGTTGTTTAAATAGACAAACAAAAAAAGGCAAGTGTCGGTAAACCTCCACTAAAGCCTTTCATTATTTATCTATTTAGATTGTAATTTTTTCTTTGTTTTATCTTTAGACCCTTTAAAAGTCTGCAAGCCATTGGTATTACTAGCTTATAACCACTTTTTTTCAATTCTATTTGTCCCAAATTAAGGGATTTTTTAACTTTCTTATATTAGTAATATAGTAAATCCACTTTTCCCCTAAAAACGGTACAAATAGAAACATAAAAATACATCTCAAACCACTGGTATCACTAGCTTAGATCGTTTTTCAAAGGTACTAATATTTAAACATATATTTAGTCTTTCTTAAACCTTTAACAGTTCCTATTTTAATTCTATTATCTTTTAAAAACATATTGAACTCATCATTTTCCAATATCTTGTCAAAACTTTTCCTTCCAAAATCCGTAGCATCCATTATATCAGATACAGTAATTCTTTTTTTATCCCATTCATTTAAAATCCAACTCTTTAAATTCTCTATATTATTCATGCTCCTCACCTCTTTTACACTATCTTTTTTTAACTCTTCATTTTTTCTAAATATATAAGTAGAATTATTATCACTTTTTACTATGTAACCACTATTAATTAAATCTCGTTTAACAGTTTTCCAAATAACCTTCTTATCCGTAAATCCTTTAATTCCGTATTGAAATATAATTTCATCTTTTAATGCTTTAGTTAACTTAACACCTATATATTTCTCATCTATTATTTTCATCCAAGGCAAATATATTCGTTCACTCCTATAAGTTGAGTTTCCTATATATGTTTCTTTTCTTACTAATTCTCCATATTTAGCTTTTTCATAAATATATCCGTCACCATCAAAAAGTGTTTCTAAACAACATAAATAATCTATATCTTGTCTAATTCTATGCCTAGCTTGATACTGCTCATCTTTATCAGATACATCTATTAAGCATATTTTAAACGCCTTATCTTTTAAATTCCATCCTGTTTCATACGCCCCGTTAACTATAAGTACATCAACATTAATGTTCTGTTCTTCATCCTCTTTGTATTTTTTAGTTAATAATTTTCTTAATTCTAATTGTCTATCATTCATGGTAGGAATAAACTCTTTAACTACTTCTCCCCATTCATCTACAGTAATATTATATTTTCCATTGTTTACACTACACAGCCATTCAGCCTTGATATTGTTATTGGTAAACCATTGTTTATATTCTTTAGATTTTCTAATTGTTTTGGTGTAAATATACATTTTAAATCCTAACTTTTTCATTTTTGAGTAATTTAATGTCTTTATTATATTAAATGTATTATTAGTATAATCTGGTTCAAAATTATGAGTATATAAATTTTTTCGCTCTTTACTAGAGAAAATCATATATATATCAGCATATTTCCCATACTGTTGCATAAAGTCATTTATTGGCTTTGGAGTTCCAGTTAATCCTATTACTAGTGATCTTTTAGTTATAAAGTCAAGTTCATCAATTAAATTTACATATTCACCATCATTAGAAAATACTTCATTTCCATCTTCATCTTTATATCTATTATGTTTTTTACAATATTTAAAAAGATTTTGAATCTCATCACAAATTATTATATTAAAATTATCTGTAATAATACTTTTATCTTTTTTAATGTAATAGCCAAGAGAGGAATATGTCATTACTTTAATCTCTCCATTATCCTCTGCATTTAAAATCTTAGATAAATCATTAAATTTCTTTGAATCTATAATAGAGCCTTTGCTAAACCTAGCTGTTATTTTATCATTCTCACTTAACACAGAATCTTTTAGCATAGTTGTATCACACACGTATAATATCTTACTTAATCGTAAATCATATGATAGTTTATCTCTTTCAATAGGATTCTCTATATATTTACTAGTTTTATCTAAAAAATCACCTAAGATAAAGCTAGTTTTACCACAACAAGGTGGAGCATTAACAATATTTAATCTATTATATTTAAATTTCTTTTCATATTCCTTAAAGGCTTCATTTAATCTTAACTTTTTACCCATAAATTCATCAATCCTTTCAATTCAATTTTATCTAACCCTTGTACACCACTTATCATATAACTGTTGCGTTTCTGTATCATTAAATACAAAAAATATCTTTCCAGTTTTCTTATGTATTTGTGGCCTTTCTTTTGGCATAACTCCATTCTCCATATAAAAATAAGCTTGTTGCCAATTAAAAATCATTCTATTCATTTCTAATCAATCCTTTCATTCATAAATTTGGAACAAGTTCTTATTAATAAACCTGTTCCACTAATTCAAGGTAAGGAGGGAGTTATCCCTCCAAAACCACTACTAGAAACTAACTTCTAAATAATTCTTGCTTTTATTGACTTCTTTAACTTTTATAACTTGTCCATCTACCACTTTATCAGTATGATCTTTAAAGATATAACCAACCTTTAAACCATCTGCACTTCTATAAACATTATAATTAATGTATTCTTTATTCTTCTCCACTTTTATTAATAATTCATCTGTTATCTCTAAGTCATTTCTATTTGTAAATTTAATAGTATTTGCCTTATCAACTTTTTTAGATAGATTAAATTTTGTTTCTGAAAACATATCTTTAATGCGTACATTTGAGAATAATTTTTCTTTTGTATACTTTGAAAACATCCAATCTATTTCTCCATCATCACATTTTTTGTATTGATATATATTTTCCACAATAGGCTCATTAGATTTATTTCTTTCTAATATTTTATTTTGTACTGTTCTCCACAAAAACACTTCAATAAATCTAACAGTTGGTTTAAGCTGCTTAATAGTTGCCACTACATCATTATCAGATATATTAAGTTCATCAACTCTTTTTATGATTGTATAATCTACAGTATCAAGCTCCTCATTTTCTGCTTTAGTATTTAATAGAGAGTTTCTAATACTCTTGTAATCTTCATAGATTTTTATTAATTCTTCATTAACTATTCCATCTTCAGCCTTATAATCCATCGCCTTTACTAACTTAGAAGCATTTTCATTTCCTGATATAGCATCATATGTTTTACTTAAAAGTTTTCTATTTATGTAGAAGCAATATCCATCCATCATGTTACTGTTCTTTTTTACATTGCCCTCTTTACCCCAATGCAGAATATCTTTACAATCATCTATTTTTCCTTTTCCCTTGCAACTACATTTAGCTAAAAGGTGCATGAATACAGGTTTCATTAGCATTTTATAAGTCTTTAATTCGTCTTGTAAGTATTCAGGAATTGGCTTTAAACTCTTTGGCATATCTATAGCGAGCTGGCTTGCTAGTAATATACTAAAATATTTTTCTTTGTTAGCTAAAAATAGCTGAGTTATAAACTCTTTCTGTTTATCTTTACTAAATTCTTTAACTTGTTTCCACTTTTCTTTATTGCTTAGCATTTTATTAATATTAGCTTTTATTTCAGCTCTTTTTATTTTTAATTCTTCTTTTTCAAATTCAGATAAATTAATTCCATTATTTTTACAATACCTTTCAACCAACATATTCCATGTATAAGCTTTCTTTTCTTTAAAAACCCAATTATCTAGTGAAGTACATACAGCATTAAGTTTAGCGTTGCTTATAGCAATTTCTCCTATTAAGTTACCACTAGAAGCTAATATATCTTCATATAATTGCTTTCTAGTAAACAAGTGTGGTACTTTCTCTCCATCTGCTTTATTAATAAAAGGGCTGTCTATTTCAACAATAGAATCATATAAAATATCGTTTTTAACAACTCCGAATCCATCTCCGTCTAAATCTGCTGTAGACATTAGAAATAGCCTATTATCAAATCCATTAAAAAACACTATTTCAGGGGTATAATCCTTTAACCACTTATCTAATGTATCATTTTTAACTAGTTCAACTTTTTGCAACTCTTGGAATAATGCTATTGGATTACGGTACATAACTCTCTTGCCTTCTTCTCCTGCAATATAATATTCGTTTTCCTTTAGTCCATTATCCCCTCTATCACCTGTTAAAAGATAGTTACAATAAGTTATAGGATCTAAAGCACCATACTTATATCCACCTTCTAGACACATCTTTCCACCTGCAAGTAGCTTTAATTGTTCTTTTATTAATCTAGCTATCTGCCTTTTAATTCTTCTCATTTTCAAGGCATCTTCTTGTAAATTAGCTAATAAAAAGTGTAATTTTGTACTGATTGTGTATTCATAATCTTCACTATTTTCGTCCACTTCTTCTGCTAAGTCTCCAATAAATAACCTAACAGCATCTATATCATTAAAGTCCAACAATCTATTATAGTAATCTATAGTCTTTTGAGCCATTTCTATTAACTCTTCTACAGTTAAATTTGTATTTTGTAAAAGTTGATAGTTTACTTTCAAAAAATTCTTTAAATCTTTTATATTTTTAGATACTTTTGTAACATACAAGCAATCTAATATATCTCTATAATCCTTATAGAATTCATCTTCATATTCCTTATTCAGTTCTTTCATGGAATTCCAATTGCCTATCCATTTCGCTTGACTTTCGTTTAGTAATAAATCAATCTCATCTACATTATTCCATTCTCCAAATATATCTTTAATATAGTAATTTCCGTTTTCTTTTTTAAAACTATTGTTATCTTCCTTATAATTTTTCTTAAAGTAATCTGCAAATGGGAATCTTAATGCGAATCCTTTTATAGCTAGTCCTTTATAACGGCGAATTATAGCAAAGTCGGGGGTATACCCCAACTTTAAATCCTCTGCGATAATGTTTGCCATATTATCAGACATTAGTCCTCCACCATCATTTAATATGAACTTTCTTTCTAATTTTTCTTGCTTATATTCTTTATTTTCTGTTAGAATAGTGTAACGATCTTTTTTTAAGTAAGTGGCTTCTGGTACAATTACTATGTTGGGAGCATAGTTAATTTTGTAAGCACTAGATGTTGTTAAACCTATACGGGCAACAATATCTTTTACCAAGCAGAATGTATCTTTACCTTCTTTTTGTGCTAATTTGTTGCCACTTACCAATTTTTCAAATACTGTTCTAAATTCTTCCTCATCTTTTTTTATAAAGTAATACTCTAATTTATAATTACCATTATCACTTTTTTCTTCTTTCTTTTGCATACTAGGAGATGTAACTAACGGAACATATATATTATCCTTATATGTAATTCCATTTATTAATTGATCTAAAGCAATTTCCTTATCTGCATCTAATATAACTTTTATTATTTCATCTAATCTTTTACTATTTTTAAACTGTTCTTTCTTATAAACCTCGTATGCTCTTAGCATAAAATTCTCAGGTAATGAAACCTCTTTTGTAAACTCTCCATTTTTAACATAATCAATCTTTAACATTTTACTCTTCATTCTAACACCCTTCCTACCTAACATTTTCAGTTCTACTATCCTATTTTTAAAATGGTACGTCATCTTCCTCAAATTTATCTTCTATGTAGTCTGTCTCGTTTTTCTCCAGTATATTGTTTTCGTTCTCTTCTAATGCTCTAAAAATTTTTTCAAATAATTTTTTATTTTTCTCATTCATTCTTATCTTTCTCCTATACTAATAGCTAATTCTATCCACTATCTTGTTGTTTTCATCTATAAATATTTCACCAACAAACATACTATCTATTCCATTTGCCCAAACACTTCTAATATTTTTATTAAGTAAATGTTCCCTTTCTTCAACGTAATCTTTTTTAAACTCTTCATCAAATTCACCGCTGCTATCTTCTAAAAGTTCTTTAATAGAATCATCCAAGGAAGTAATTTTATCTTCTAGTTCATAATTTTCTAATTCTCCAAATTCATATTCTGCTTTTACATCTTTTAAAATTTCATCTATATCTTTAGATCCTATTCCTACCCTTCTACTTCTATCTCCTTCAGTTTTCCATCTCATAATATTAAAAACAATTTCTTCCTTAGTCCTTGGATTTCTTCCTGTAACAACATCAAACTCAACTTCTTCTACCTTAAACCCCATTCTTTCTAATTCTTCTTTTACAATTGCCTTTACATTTTCCACTACCTAAACATCTCCTCATTAATTATTGTTAATTTTGTATTTTTGCTATTGTTATATAATTGTTTTTGTAGTCCATACATTAAACCTTTATTAAAATCTCTTGTATGTTGGGGTATAGGTACTACATTATTACTTGTCTTATGTCTAAACGCTACATGAGATCCATTCTGTCTAATATCTTCATATCCTAATTCATTAGCAAATTTACACATTGTTCTGTAATCAAATATCTTTTGTGGTTGTCTTTTGTCTTCCTTTTTTATTTCTTTTTTATTACTATTCTCTATACTTTTCTCTAATCTAATTATCTCTTTCCCTATAAATCTTTTAGTTTTAGTTTTATACTCGTTTACTTTTGAATTAAATTCCTCTTTTAGATTTAGTAATATTAGAGCATATATCTGACCTCCACTATATACAATATTATCCGTCCTCCCCATATAAAGAGCTTGTCTATTAGACATCATTTTTGCATTATACAAGCCAAACTTTCTATTTGCCCCTATCATATCGCTTTTAAAAACATCGATACATTCTTTAAGTCTTCCGTGCTGATTCATTTTCAACTGCTTTTTAATCCCCTTAATATCTTCACAATTTCTAGTAAGTAAATCTGAAAAAGTATCATTTATTCCTTTTATTTCATCTGTAATACTGTCATATTCCTTCATGTATTTCTCATTTATTTCAATTGCCTTTTCTACTTCATCCATTCTAGCCATTGTTATATCAATTCTGTTAAATAAATCCATATATTCATCTTCATATTTCAAGCAATTTTCTATCACAATTTCTGTTGCATAATCTATAAATTCCCTATCTACTTGATTAAACTTTTTAATCCACTCCATTACATCTCCACCCCGTATCTATTTATGTACAAAGAATCACTTTCATCCTTAAAATTAACTATAAACTGTACGTCATTAGGCTCATATTCAATTGACTCTATATTCTTTATATCTCCAAGTATGCAAGGCTCTTGACCTTTTTCCTTAAATAATAATTCGCCTTTTTCCGATTCAATTTCATATCCATGAATTGTTAAATAAGTATATTCGTTTGGGTTTAAATCTAATTTACTAAAATAATTTACTTGTCCATTTTTAAGATTTATTACTGCGGTACTATCTTCTAAAAACAATGAAATAAATGTTCTATCCTTAGATATTTTTAATCCTGTTAGAGCACTAGGATCAACATCTAAATCATTATTTCCCCATATTCTACCCTCTATTAAGTTGTAGTAAGAGTGTTCGTTTTTTTCTATACTCTCAAAGATATCTGCAACAATATTCTCCATTGGTAAAATAGTTCTTTTTACACCTTTGTCATAGCACACATTTAAATAGAAATCATGATAAACGCTATCATAGTTAGTTTTCTCATCATACTCTCCCTTAAACAATTCTACATACTCTCTTGGATGTACAATGCCTATTACATAAGTGCCATCACTCGAAACCTGATGTGTATACTCATACCCATTATTTAGACTATTATACTTATCACACACCTCCTTTACTACTTGATTTGCATTTACCATGCTCTCTCTCATTTTTTTATTCATCCTTAATACCTCCATGTTTTTTTATTTTGAGCCTTATATAGACTCATACCTAGCCCCCTTAGGGGCTACTTATCAATCTATACTTGAAAATTTTACTTTTTTATAATAAAATGAGAACATGGGCTTTTTGTATATAAGATATTTTTATGTTATAGTTTTGTATCAATATTACTTACTAATTAATCTATAATCTCACCAATATTTCCCTTTGAATCTAATATTATTTATTTTTTTTTACAATGTCAAATTTACCTTCAACCTTTTTGCAATTTAATTGTATATCACTTTCAAATACAATGTCAAAAAAGATATTTAGACACAATCCGACTTTCACAAACCTTTTAAAATAGCTGTTAGTGATATATAACGTTCATTATATGCTGTTAACTCTGCAAGTTACATTTCTTTACACTGCATTTTTATTTATAACAGAATTATTGATTATACTGTCATTGATTGTGCTGTTATTGTTCATCCTCTAAATCTCCAAAATCTACATCTTCAAATATTTTAAGATATTTAGAATAAATATAATGATTATCCGTAAATGTAACCTTTAATGTCGTTTCATTTACATCTATAAATTCAGCATTACAAAAAATTAAGTTTTTTATGCTTTCGCAGAAATCCTCTATCGTCATATTAATCCCTACATCAAATCCATATTTTTTAACATTAACTATATTGCCATTAAACGCTTCTACACCCCCCATAAATGTAAGGAATTTGCAGAATTCATTTTCTGCACTTTCTACGTAACCTTCTAAAACATCCATAACATTATTAAACTTTAATTCTTTTTTCATAATAATCATCCTCCTATTTTTAAACTTACAAGATTATTTTTCAACTTTATAGTTTAATAATACCCCCTTCTTTTTAAACTGTCAAGTGCTTTTTTAAACTTTTCAGTTGTTTCTTCAACTTAATATGATATAATAAATATGAGGTGATATTTATGGGACTAAAAGAAGATATAAAATCTTACATAGTTAAGAAAGGATGGACTGTTACCAAAATCGTAGAGGAATTAAATAGAAGACACGAAAAACAACAAACAGTTCAAAATTTGAGTAAGAAAATTAATAATGAGACTCTTAGATATGATGAAGTTTTAGAGATTGCAGAAATAATTGGATATGAAATTAAATGGATAGAAAAAGAACTAGATTAACCCTAGTTCTTTTTTCAATGTATATTTTTTTTAATATTAATAAAAATAGAAATATATTAGTATTAAAAAGGAATGAGAATTATGAATTTTAATAAATGTATAAAAGTAACATTAATAAAATGTTTAAATTATGATTATAGAAAAGTTAAACAAATAATAAAGGATTTTCAATATAAGTATAGTAAGGCTTATAATATGGCAACCAATTACTTATATTTGTGGGATACAAACAGTATGAATTTAAAGAATCTTTATGATACTAAAATAGTAGATAAAGAATTATTAGGCAAATCTAAAGGTGCATGGATTGAAAATAGAATGAATGAAATAATAGAAGGTGCTTTATCTAATAATGTAGCACAAGCTAGGCAAGATATTATTAATAAATATAACAAATGTAAAAAAGATGGATTATTTAAAGGTAAAGTTTCGTTGCCAACGTATAAACTTGATTCTAAAGTAATTGTTCATAATGTAGCATATAAGCTAAGAAAACATAATGGATATTTTATAGATATAGGATTACTTAATAAGGGTAAACAAAAAGAACTGAATGTAGGAAGATTTGAATTTCAAATAGATAAGCTAGATGGTAATAAAAAGGCTACAATTAATAAAATAATAAATGGAGAATATAAGCAAGGTTCAGCACAAATTAGTATATCTAAGAAAGGTAAAATTGAACTAATTATATCCTATAGTTTTGATAAAGAGGAAATTCCAGTATTAGATAATAATAGAATCTTGGGAATTGACTTAGGTATAACTAATGTGGCGACCATGAGTGTATATGATTCTATCAAAGATGAATATGATTATTTTAGTTGGAAAACAAATGTAATAAGTGGAAAAGAATTAATAGCATTTAGGCAAAAGTATTATAACTTACGTAGAGATCTAAGCATAGCTAGTAAGACAGCAGGTAAAGGAAGATGTGGACATGGTTATAAAACTAAGATGAAACCAGTTGACAAGATTAGAAATAGGATTGCTAATTTTGCTGATACATATAATCATAAGATTAGTAAATATATAGTTGAATTTGCAGTTAAGAATAGATGTGGGATTATACAAATGGAAGATTTAAGTGGTGCAACAAGTGAAGTACATAATAAAATGCTTAAAGATTGGTCTTATTATGATTTACAACAAAAGATAGAATATAAAGCTAAAGAGCAAGGAATAGAAATTAAGAAAGTTAATCCTAAGTATACAAGTAAAAGATGTAATAATTGTGGTTGTATACATGAAGATAATAGAGATTGTAAGAATCATCAAGCTAGGTTTGAGTGCAAAGTATGCGGGCATGGTAAAGATACAGATGTAAATGCTGACGTAAATGCAAGTAGAAATATTGCTATTCCTGATATAGATAAGATTATAGAAGAAACCGAAATATTACATAGTGAAAATAAACCGGCTAGTTAATTCTAGCTTACAATAAAGGTTGATTTACCAACCTAAATCGAGTATCTATAACATAAAACTAAGAATATTAGCAAGTTTATAGAAGAATATCTCGATAATGCTTCAGGTGTTAAATCACTTGGTAAAGGTTGTGTAGGGGAGTGGCTTTAAGTCAGAGTTCTACACCGATACAACTCTTTGAATGAATATAAGTTTAAATACAAATAGCTTATTTACAATGGTTTAATATTAACAAAGGTTGTATTTAAATTTATCTGGTCAACCGGGAGATACAATTACAGTCCCAGTTTAATATTAACAAAGGTTGTATTTAAATCTCATATTAACCCTTTCTTGAGTAGTACCAAATATTGTTTAATATTACCAAAGGTTGTATTTAAATTTAGTGGATAAAACTTTCCCTTGGACTTTTTCAACGTTTAATATTAACAAAGGTTGTATTTAAATTGCTGTGACATATACTCATCTTTTTGACAAGTAAAGGTTTAATATTAACAAAGGTTGTATTTAAATTGTGATTCTTTTTCCCATAAATTCAAACTTTCTTGTTTAATATTAACAAAGGTTGTATTTAAATTTGCACAGCAGGGATTAGCAGAAGTGGAGCTGTAGGTGTTTAAATTAACAAGAGTTGTATTTAAATCTCCGTAAAAACTTTATTGGCCATAGATAAATCTGTTTAATATTAACAAGAGTTGTATTTAAATGCATATCTTATTAGTCCTAAAAATATAAAAAGTAAGGCTAGAGAACTTAATCCCTAGCCTTTAGATAGTAATTGTAATATTCTTCTTTTGTGCATCTCTTCTTATAGCATTTCTTTCTTTTTATCTTTTTGTAGTAGAATTTGCTTACTAAGTTATAAATCCTATCTAGCATAATCTTACCTCCAAATTATTTATATAAAACACTTGCAATCTAGTAGCGAAGCGTTAGAATCGTTGGGAACTGGTTGAGAATTTTGGATATAGTAAAGCCGAGAATATCGACTTATTTACTATCGTTGGTTTACTGTATATCGAACCCCATCAATAGCCTTACTAATTGTTTCTACTATCTATACACCCATAGCATTAGTAAGGTAGCACAATGTATATTCCTCCACCTTAATATTTAAAGTCCTTTAGGCATTGGACTTAACGTAACTAATAATTATGTATTAATTCCGACCTCAATTTATGCATCGACTAGGCTATCTACTAGAATTATTTATAGTTGCTCTAGTGCCTAACAACTAAACTACACTATTTTAGAGTATAGTTAATAAAACCTTGCAAAATCCATATTTTTTTGATACCATTAAATTACGGTTTAAGATGGTATCTCCTAGTGGGATATACAAAGATTTATAAAACAATATTTAATTGTAATGTAGGTATTGGCGTACCTACTATTTTTTTGTTTATTTTTTCATGTTCTCTAAAGGGCTATAATTTTGGTAAGACCTTCTTAAATCTTCGTCTCCCAAGTCTAAATAAGCACGTTCTGTTACTGTAACGCTACTGTGTCCCAGTATTTTACTTAGGGAATATATATCTTTACTTGCTATTAAAAATCTTCTAGCAAAGTTATTTCTAAGTGCATGAGGGGTAATAGTTTTGTCTATTTTTGCTCTAGCTAAGTAACATCTAAAATTCCTTTCAAAATTTGATGCTGTTAAAATAGAATTAGTTCTTTGAGTTGGGAATAATAAATCATTCTCTTGTACACTATCTTTATATCTAAGCCATCTATTCAGCAACTTAGCCATCGTATTACTAAAGAAAACTACTCTATCTTTCTTCCCCTTATTTATTTCTGCTGGAATCAAAATAGTTCTTCTTATTAAATCAACGTCATTTGTTGTAAGATTTAAAGTTTCTGTCAATCTCATCCCAGTATCAAATATCAAGTTAATAATTGTAAAGTCTCTAAACTCATGGAACTTTGTCAAATCTATAGACTTTATTAATCTATTCCATTCAACATCGGTAATTTGGTCTTTAGCTTTACGTTTTACTTTTATAAATTTTACATTTGAAACTGTATTATTTTTTATAATCAAATTCTCTTCTAACCAATTAAAAAATACTTTTATATTCCTTAAATAGTTATTTAAAGTAGAATCGCTTATCTGTTTGCCGAAATCTTTTCTATTGGCCTGATAATTTTGCTGTAAACTCTCATTATTAGATACATAAGAATATTTACCTCGTTCCTTAGTAAACTCTAAGTAATCTTCTACCATCTCTCTGCTTACTTTTGTTACATCAACAATATTTTTCTCTTCCTCTAAATATTTAGAAAATAAAGTTAAACATTGATAATAACTTTTAATTGTCTTTTTTGACAATCCTTTAAGGTGGCAGTAATCAATAAAATCTTGTATATAAAACTCCATTCCTCTATTCTTTTTACTAATTTTAGGCACAAAAAAACCTCCAATCGATACTCAACCGATTGAAGGTATTTTCAT